CTTTGCTGCTTTCAGACCAACATCGGAATTACTTCGGTGCTGGACTAAGCTCCGGGAGCTACCTAGTGAGACCTACTGTCTCCGGGGGAAAGTACCCCGTTACCAATTCTAATGATACATACACCCAGATGATCGGCGTGATAATTCTAATGATATTTTTATCGTTTGTTACCGCGTTTTGGGGTATGGTGTTCCATTGGTTATTGTCACGGCGTGTTGCGCATGTGGCATTTCAACGTATTTGGAACGTCATCCTCGTAGGGGTCGAGGTCGCTGTAATCGGTGGGCGACTCGCCGTGGGCCTTGGCTCGCGAATTTACACCATTAGCAAGTGGGGTGTCCCGTGTGTTTTTAAACACATGCATCGTGTGGTCGCGATGCCATTTGCATGGACGCGCAGACAATTGGTGACTGGTAGCCAGGATTGTGCCTTGAGTATTATGCGTTCACAACGGAGTGAACTAGACCTGCACCATATGGGTTTAGCATTCCGTAGTTGGACCATAGTGGAAGACACCGCCAATTTGTGTCGCGCCCAGTTGGGATTGGATCGGACAACAGATCCCAGCGACCCTGCCAACAGGACTCTCGTTCGTAAATCAGTTTGGGGCATATTGAGTGATCGGAAACGGTATCCGGATTTGCGTGATTCTGACGCAACCAGATTGTTACCGTTCGCGTCCGAGTTAGCGCTCTCGCCCACCAAAGAGGACATAGAGAGTCTTGACATGGGGAGTAGCTTGATCCTGGCCAGACGTAGGGAACTGGCACAGGGCGAGTGGAGAAATGCGTCACCCGTACCACGCACGTGGGGGGAGTGGGTGGCGTCTTTCTTCGGTGAGCGCGACGGCGGGGTGTATCTACCCGCCGTGCGCCCACCTTCTTTCTAGGTCGCCTCACGCGTGGGGAGTCGGTATGTGTGAAGTCGCAACTCACGCATCCCAACGTCCGACTCTCCAGCGTGAGGCGTGGTCCCGAACGAGCACGCTTTATAGGCGTTATTAGCGGCTTGGTCGGGTTGGCGAGATACTGTTGTTTTGACAACAGTATCGTAAACGCCTATACCGCAATCATGGAGCGTGTGTTTTACCACGACAGTCCTTGGGGTTTTGTTCCTCCGAGTGTACCGCGCGTGGCAGTTGTAAACCAGGTCCTTCACGGATTTTGGGTGGAATTTGTGGCGTGCATAGTTCGCACCGTCCCGGTTGATCTTCGGGTTTACCCGGAGCTCAATTACCGGGGCCGGAAACTACGCATTTACCAGTCTGCCCGCGATCATGTGCTGGCGAGGACTTACGGTAGTAATTTTGGGGCATTAAAGACCTTTATTAAGCATGAGAAGATTCTCGTGAAGAACAAGCGATTAGTTCCCCGAGTGATACAGCCGCGTAGTCCAGAATATAATGTTTGTGTAGGACGTTATATTCGACAACTGGAACACCGAGTCTATAATATTATAGACCGATTGTGGGGAGGCCCTACCGTCATGAAGGGCCTCAATTGCACTCAGCAAGGTCGCGCCATATCTAGTGCTTGGTCATCCTTTTCCCAACCAGTGGCAGTGATGCTGGATGCGGTCAGGTTTGACCAACACGTTAGTGTTCCCATGTTATCATGGGAACATTCCATCTACCTGGAGTTCTTCCCGCCTGTTTATCGTCCTGAGCTTGAGTGGTTGCTCTCCATGCAACTGTTCAACCGAGGGAGGATCAACTGTCCTGATGGGTCTCTGTCCTATAACGTAGATGGGTGTCGCGCGAGCGGTGATATGAACACTGCTATGGGCAACGTGTTGATAATGTGTGCAATAATACTGTCATTTGTTCGCAAGTACAATGTTAAAGCACGCCTCATCAACAACGGTGACGATTGTTGCCTGATTGTTGAGCGGGCTCAGCTTCCTGTTATTCAAGAACATCTGGTCAATTTTATTGGTCAGTTGGGTTTTATCATTGATGTTGAGGGTTACGCACTGAATCTGGAGAATGTCAAGTTCTGCCAGACTCACCCAGTATACGATGGCGTTAACTGGGTTATGGTACGTGACCCGAACGTCGCCATCTCTAAGGATGTCACCATCCTTCGTCGTTGGTCTGACAAGGAGTATCGTGCGTATCTGCATGAACTCGGTGTGTCAGGCCTCGCTGCGTATGGCAATATGCCAGTGTGGTCCAGTTTTTACGCTTGTTTACGTCGCGCTATCGCACCTGAACACGTAACAGCTGGGTTGCGTGCCCACGTACGTGGGCCCATAGACGAGAGCGGATTAGGTCGCCTAGCCCATGGAGTTGATAACATGGGTGAGGTGACCTGGCAGGCACGGGCCAGTTTCGCTCTAGCTTTTGGCATACCACCAGACGTACAGAGATGTCTTGAAGTAAAATACAGCAAGTTGCAGCCTGGGAACGGTATACTGCATGCCGGGCCCGCAGTTTCACTGATGTTCTGACATTGGGTTCCCCCCTTTAACCTCCAAAACGGTGGCCACGCTGCCTTAATCTAACCGTACCAAGCGCAAGCGGATGGTCTAGAGACTGCACGGAGATTACAATAACTATTGTTGGGGTGGGATGAACAGTCCCGGTGGTGTTTCCGGTATCCAATACAAAACATGAACAAGAATAAAAATCAGAAAAATTCTAAAACTGTTTCTCGTGGTGGTGTTTCTCGCGCTCAAGGTGTGCCTGTGGCTCTTAGCGGTGTCACTCGGCCCACCGGACCGGTTTTCGGGAAATCCACCAACTCGATAAGAATTCATCGTCGCGAGTTTGTCGGTACTGCGAGTAATGGGTCCACTGTGAACACTTTCACTGTAACCCCATTATCTCAGAACATTCCCGGGTACGATTTCAATCCCAGTTGCTCCACTATGTTTCCGTGGTTGAGTGGGATGGCTAAGTGTTATGAACGGTTTCGGTTCCATTCACTGAAGTTTGAATTCGTACCCTCGAATGCTACTACCACAGCTGGGCGCTACTACGCCGCAGTTGACTATGACTATGATGACGCTGTTGCCCTTAGTCAACAGAACTTCATGGCCAATGTCACTGCTGTGGAAGCACCCGTGTGGCAGTCGAGCTCTATGTCCTGTGATCCTAATGCCTTGCACCGAGACATGCCATACCGCTTTGTGTCATTCACGCAGCGTGGACTCAATGTTGAGTCCCGCACCATGTTTGGGGGCTATCTAATGATTGGTTTTCATACACCAACCACTGGGTGTCTCATTGATATATGGGTTGAGTATGACATCGAGCTCGTTACGCCTGTTTTGGATGAGGACATCATTCAGGACGTTCCCATCTCCCAGAGCACAGCCGTTACTGACCTGACCACAGCTAGTGGCGCTGTGTACTGGGGACCGCAAAACATCACCGACACGTTCGCAGGCAACGGCCCAGTCACCAAAGTGAGTTCTGGCGTTGCCGGTTGCCCCAACTTTTCTTTGTCGCTTGGTGGTTCACTCCAACAACTCAAAGACGGGTTAGACATTTCTAAGATGGATTTCAAGGGTGCCCTCCGCATGGTTGCGCAAGCTGCCATCGCTGGTGTCACTCCCGCCTCGATCATCGGAACCAATCTTCTCAACACTGTTGTTGCGATCTTTGATTCTTTCGGTTCGTACTTGGGGGTGGTACACTCTATGCCTAGAACCATCACTACTGCTGGCCCAGTCACGCAGAGTGAACTGTCTACTGCGGGCAAGTACGCCCGGTGGGACATCAACCTCCCACTTAAGGATTTCAAGACTTATTACCCAACAGCCCGCTACCTCGTTCCGTACTTCTTTAGTGCCGTTGCTGCGTTGGGTGCTGGGTACCAAAGTTTTGGTTTCCAGAGCGTTCTTTAGTTCTTTGATGAATTTCTTTCAATCTAAAATCAAAAACAATAGAAAATTTCAAAATTAGGTCACTCTCTTAAATCGTCTACACAACGTGGGC